CCTATACTTGCTAGCCGATGCTTGTCATAATTTAATTCGTTGGCCCAGCTACTGCTTTGCAGCGGGCCGCACATTACACATGCAAGATTACATGCCCACGTAGCATTGTGATCAAGAGATTCTAGAGACACAATATGGTCAGGCAACGAGCTGGCATAAAATTCAATGGCACTTAGTCGGCGACTCTTGTGTCCAACTTTTTCCATTTTCCAGCAACGATCACAAGCTTCTGGTTTTTCATTCTGATCAAACTTTTGCCTCAATGCGGATAGATGCTTACTTGTCTTAAAATCAAAACCTTCAACTGATTCAATTTCGCTCTCGGCTTGACAACAAGGGGCTACACGAATTTTATCATCATTGAATCGATCAACATACATACCGTGATAAATTTCAGGACACCAATTATGACTCATAATAAATACTTTTTTAATTCGCTATGTCTTTTTAACAAATTGTTTTTTCCTTAATTCTATTTTTAAGCGACTGGTTTCTCTTGCTTGAAATATAGTTATCATTGCAGCCAGTTGACCCATATGAATCACTGCGTCATTGACATCTTTGATGCCCACGGGCCAGTCTGGCATGCTTACTGCCCAGCCCAACTCTATGGCACGATCCACCAGCTCCATACCTGATGTGTCGTGGTCTGGGACCACTGTGATTTCTCTTCCTAAACTTCTTATCAGTCTGGCTTGTGCATCGCTTATGGTATTGTGCATCACTGCCAATCCGCCAATACACAAGGCATCAAAGATGCCTTCCGTGACCAATGCATGTTTCCACGTGTTTTTTTGAAGATCAGTACCAAACACATATCCAGGTTGACTGCGGTTGATGTACTTGGGCCCGCTTGTACCAAGCATTCTGGCGCACCAGCCTACCATGATATTGTTGTGCGTAAACGGAATAATCACATGTGGACGAGTCCAGTGCACACCATCATTTTGCATCTGCACCATGATAGGGTAATCTTCTGGTACACATCTTTCTCGCGCATATCTCCAGTATTCTGTGTGTTCCGGTGTGAGTAATTCTGCATGCGGCGGAAGATCATCTTGTGCTTCAAAATTTATGTTGTTGAGTATCTCAGTGATTTGCTGTCGATCATCCAAGATACCTTCTATGCTACGATGTCTGAGGCTTTCCAAATTCAGCAGGTCAATTTCTCGTTCAGGAACGTTTAACAGTTGCAAAAATCGTCGAGCGCGAAATCCCACACTTCGGCCAAGAATAAAACTGGCTGTAGTTTGACAATTAAAACAGTGATAACTCCAACCTTTTTCACTGACTTTGAGACCGCCTCTTTGTCTTTTGTCCGCACAACAGGGCGCATTAAAACTGATCCAGCCCGAAGGAGTGAATTTTTTCTTATTTGGCAAGTAACTAACCACATCAATCATGCAGTTAGTATAACACAATCTGCAATATAAATCAATTTTATCGATAAGATAAATCAAGCACATAGCCTGTGCTGATAATAACCATGGCTCCTTGTTGACTGGGGGCCACCGGATAGTAGGGAGTGTTGATCCCAGCATTGGGCACTATCCAATAGCCGCTGCCGCCATTGGTCACAGTGATGCCAGTGACTTGTCCAGAATCATCAATAGTAGCTTCTGCAGTGGCGCCTGCGCCATCGCCCACAATATTGATTTTGGGCGGAGCAAGATAACCTTTTCCACCATTTTGAATAGAAATGCTAGTAACCACGCCATTGTCGCAGGTTGCATAAGCAGTGGCAGGGACTCCTGTGCCAGGAGGAGTAGCAAATACCGAATTATTAAAGCATAATCGCAAAAGAGGATACCATCCAATTACATTTAAATATATGGTACCTGTGTAATTGTAGTAGGTAATACTTTCAGATCCAGTAGAGTTATACAGTGTAGCTCCAACAGGTACATTGTAAGGTATGGCTTCGTAATCTTCGGCAGCCTGTGCTTTGATTGTGCCTGTGTACCCATCCAGGGTCATTTGAATTGTGGTAATGGAATTTTGTGGCTTGATAAAACTAGTATAGTATTCTGTATTCAAAAAACTATTCCAGTAGTTGGCCCCATTGGGATTGCCGGCCCAGTACCAGTTTTCTGATGGATAATCCTGAAAACTAGTACCATCTGCAGACCCTTGCGATGATAATTTTACAGTGGGAATGGTCAAAGGAATACTAGGAATATGTTGAGGAAACACACTGTCTACTATGTCCACTGGTGCTCGTGCTCCTGCCTGAGCATCCACAAATACTGCCGTGGTAAGATTACCACTGCTGACTGCAATACTGTAGCTGGCCGTTTGTGCTAGAACTTCTAGTAGGTCACCAGCAGGTATTGTAACTTTGACCCTGCCCAAGGTTGCATTCAATATGACCATGGGTTGTTGATACAGAAGTAATAGACCTTCTGTATCAACCAATCTGAACACAAACGAACTGCCTGTGACATCCACTGGTTTTTGTTCCTGATTGATAAATTGAAACAACAATACATTATCAACACCTTTGTTGATGGTTAGTTTTTTTGCATACACAGGATCGTACCTCGCAGTGAAAAAAGCACCACTGGTGTCTATCAATAATACTCTGGTAATTTGCTGATATAAATACGCCGTGGTTGAATACATAGGAATCTCCAACAATATTTATGGGCAATGACTTGTTTGCAAAATTAGCTGAAAAATATCCCTTTATTACCTTTTGTGTGTATGCATCTACGGAATACGTAGGCATTGTACAAAATCAAGACGACGCTATCACCACAATATATGATTTTGGTAGCATACAAGACATAGAAAAAAAGAAATTATTTTTAGAACTTGCAGGAGTCTGGTGGTGGGAAAGCAACAGGAGCATTCCTATAAACATTTTTCTAAAGGCTGACTGGGATCCCTTCAAAGTTTATTTAAAAACTTTCAGCAACAAAGACCTTGTGATACTACACGGGCCAGTTTGTAGTCTAATAGAAATGAGTAGGAAAAAATCCAAACGAAAATCTATTACACTGATGCGACGTCTTGATTGAGTATATTCATGTGCAATGTGACCAAAGCAGCGTAGCTTATAGCATGTGATTTTTTAAACACATATCCTTGGCTGTCATCTCCATTCCAGACTGATTCAAAAATTTCTGGCCAGGGCTTGTTTTGTAAGTGCGATTTGCCGGGACGAATTATACTGATAAATGCTGCCATTCTGGGCACAGTATCTGGACGCATAGATCTCAATAATTCAGTGTAGTTTCCTATGTGCACCAACTGACTGGCCCAGTCAACATCTTGCCATAATCTATGCCACGGTGGACTTTCGGTCAACATTTTGGTATAGTGCTCATGATCACGAATCAATTGGTATACACCCATATTTAAAAAATCAATTTTAAAATATCCTCGTTGTTCTGCATCTTTGTAATCTATGGCTGCACATTGATGTATTGGGTCGTAGGGTATTTTGGTCACATAGATTCCAGAATTATGACGGCGAGGTTGTCCCTGCACTACCTGACGAGCAGCCGTATGCGGAATTAATTTTAAAACTTGTTCTCTATCTGCAAAATCTATGTCAATGTCTGCACTCATTACCATCCTGCCTTAGCCAAAATATCTTTAGCATATTCTTGATCTGCTGCATAATCATGAAATTTCTTGTGCCATATGTCTGTGTCTATGTATGGCCATATCATGGAAATTTGTTCTGAAGTCAGTTCCGACAAAAATTTTTGGCCAGATTCTGAGTTGTATATAACCCAAGCACTGATGCGTCCAGTTGTTATGGCATAGCAGATAGCATTGGAATTACCATATCGCAAACAGTCGTGTGCAGGATTGTTGGTTTGTGCCTGCCAATCGATGCTGAATTCAATGGCTCTGGCAATGGCATCATTTATATGTTCTACCTGCAGATAGTTCAGCAAATATTCTGTATAAATGCTGTCTCGACACCAATGGTCAATTTTTTTATTTTGTTTAAGTACATACTCAATAAATCTTGCAGGATTTATTGCTCGTATAGCTACACAGTAACGACCAAATTTTACAAACGCTCGATAATAAGGCGAATCAGCAAAGTCATCAAAGGTTTTTAGTTTGGCAGATCCTTGAGTGAGCTCGTAAAATTTCAAATATGCCTGCAGACCCAGTTGAACTCCACGTTCAGATTGTTCTTGTCTACGTCTGCGTGGTTCGCAACTGTGCACTGTTAAACTGGATTCTTTGACAAAATTTTTACGACAAAACTGACAAGTATAAGTCATTTTTCTTGACCAAGTTCACGCAAATGCGCATTGATTTCTTGTTGTGACACCAGCTTACTCATAACATCTATATCTGAACTTTTGAGATTAGGAAACAGTTGCATCAACTGTTTTTTCTTGGTGCCAACATTGGCAGATTTTTCATCTTTTTTCTTGGGACTGATCCATTGATGTCGATGTACACCCATGCCAGGACTCACTGAGCTGGCACACAGCCATTGCAGTTCTGGATGTCGATTTATGGCAAAGAATTGTTTGTTCAGCCGCTCATTGGTACTGATCAAATAAAACTCCTGCAGGTCTCTTGATCCTGTCACAGCACTGCCCCAGCGTATCATCAAAAAGTTGCTGAATTTTTTCTTTTCTTCATCAGTGAGATCACAATAAAACTTTCGATTTTTTAAATCAAATTCTTTCATTTCATTGGCAATATTCAATTTGTCCATTACCAGGCCTTGCTGTAATCCACTATTTCACAGTTGCGACTGATATCTTTGACAAAATACACACAGTCTGGTCGATCTCCGTCGGTGATAGGAACGCACAGCATTTGACCATTTTTTAACTTGGGAGCATACCAAGTAACTTCTTGATACACATCTAAGATTTCAATATCAGGAAAACTGGGTCTAAAACTTGAGAGCGGGTTGAATTGAAAAACACGAAAGCCTCGATCATTGATACTGGTCAATGGTAGTACTTCCAGATCACCCAAGTCTGGCTCGCCGATGAGTATTTGCCAGTCCATGGGCATTTTTAGTCTGTGACTGCCTATTCTCAATACCAGTGCAGGAGATGTAAAACTTTCTAGAAATATCAATGGTATGTAATGATAGTCAGGATCTGCAGGAGTTGAATTGTCTAGTATGGCAAATCGCATGTCTTCTACTTCATCAGGCAAGTGATCTAGTTCATAGTGAGTGTTGTCAAGTGTTAGTATTCGCATGTGTACAGTATAACATATTGCTGTTGTGCAATGCAACCTTTTATTTCCATTCAAGTTTTTCTTGCGTGAAAGGATAGTTGGCTTCTTTGTAAAAAGTTTTACGTTTGGTCAAATGGCGTTTGGCAAATCTACAGGTACTGGTTATGTCCCAAATTTCTACATGGTCTTTGTCTTCAGCTTTTCTAATGCCACGCCCAATTGACTGTATAACCCTGACAAAGCTTTTTCCGGGCTCAAGAAGAACCAAATTAAATATCCTAGGAAGATTAATACCAACAGCGGCCACACCGTAAGTCGCCACAATAATCTTGCCAGTGCTAGTTGCAATTTCGTCGTATTCATTCTGTCTATCTCCTGCCTTGGTTGATCCTGACACAAATACCGCATTGTCTAATTGTGCTACCAAGGCCTGCCCGGCAGCAATTCGATCAACCAAGACCAAAGTGTTGCCAGTGGCATTGACTTGACGTACAAGATTGGCAATAGTGGCCAATCTATCTTCTTGTTCAAGCAAATATTTTAATTCGCTTTGGTAGTTATTAAACTCGGCGTGATCTACCAATTGCACAATGTTTACATGGCACTGTGCCAGAACGCCTTTGTCCTGTAGTTCACTGGCAGCAAGTTGACTTATAACTGGACCAATACTTACCAAAAGACTTTGACTTTCAAATTTTTCTTTGGGTATGGTTCCTGTCAATCCCCAGCGTATTGGTATGTGACTCATTACACCTGTGAGCAAAGTTTTGAGTGCATCTGCCTTGGCCATATGTACTTCGTCCACTATGACACACACTACATCTTGTAAGAAATCTTGTATGGTAATTTCAGCCACGGCATTTTTGGTGTTTTTTAACAACACGTTTAGACTTTGCCAGGTACATATTGTGTGAGTCCGGGCAAATTCTTTACGATCTCCAAAGAACACCCCCACATCAAGTCCAAGATTGGCATAGTCTTTTTCTGTTTGTGTGACCAAGCTTTTGTTTGGCACAATGATAATACTGCGTCCATAAGATTCAACACTGCTACTTAATGCAGCAGTCATGATTGTTTTGCCTGCACCAGTGGCTACTTCTTGAAGACACTGAGGATTAGATAAAAAATTATTTACAATTTCTACCTGATAATCGCGTAACATGATTGCACTACCTGCTTTATCATGCCCTTTGGGCCAGACCTTGTGTGCAAATGTGTGTTCGGTCACTGTGGTAAAATTAAATGTTGTGCGATAGTCTCTGAGATCGTCTAGCTCGATGTCGTAATCAAACTTTTCCAACACAGGAATAATTTCTGGAAGTAAATTTACATAGGTACTTCCGCCCATTTGAAAATAGCTGACTTTGCCATCCCATCGTCCTAATCTTACTGCAGGAAGATATCTGGCATAAGGAACATCATACTTGAACATGTTGACAAGAGCACGACGTACATCTAAATCTAGGCCTTCTAATTTTATATTAACTTCATCGCGAATTATTATGTTACATTTTTTCATTGTAGGTATACTTTATTTACATATTGTCGTTGGCGTATCTGATCAAGTATGAACTCTTTGTTGTAATTTTTTGACAATACTGCCACTGGAAATCTCAATGGCAGTAATTGAGGATCTTGAAAATTTGAAAAACCAAGTTTATTAAAAAATTCACTGTGGCTGGTAAAGTAATTATACATGCGGTCTAGATCTGGATTGGATTTATAAAATCCAACATTGAAATCTGCACTGTAAAAATTAAATGGTCTGAATGCGTCATTGGCAATAAATCGATCATTATCGTTGGCAAGATCTTCAAGAGTCTTTCCAATCTCCACATAATTCAAACACACAGACCCCCAGGGTGGCGAAATTACGCCAAATTTTTGCATCATGTCCAATGGGATTGTTTTTGTCTTGGGCATATCAAACCAGGTACACACAAATCTCGGAAGATTGCCTAACACTATTGATTCGCATCTATGCACCGCTATGTTGAGATCAGATAGAGCCTGTTTTACAGTTTCCGGAGCCCGAGACCAAAAGTTTTCAGTCTGTTTGTCCAGTAGTCCATGATATCTTTCAAAAATATTATGCAAGTAATTCAAACAGTCTTGATCGTATATGTTAGTAAATGGTTTGCTGATAATGTGTTGATATGCATTTATGGTTGCTATGCATTTTTTAATATTTGTGACAGCAATTTCTTGTTCAACTTCTTTGCTGTTGAATCCATAAAATCTTTTGGGATTGTCAAGTGTGAAAGATTCTCTGCTCTGCATCCGTTCGATCCAAAGTTCAGTGATAGGTGAATCCAGCAGAGAGAACTGCAGATCAAACTTGTCAAACCCTAATTCTATGTGCAAAGACGAAAACATTTGTTTAGTATACAGTATTTTGCATGGTATGTCAAAAAAAACAGGTGCACGAATGCACCTGTTATAAAAGAACTGTATGTCTACAGTTCTGGAGCTAACTATTAATTATGCATTTTTCATGCAAGTTGTTTCTGCCATGAGTCTCCAACGTGCGGGGAAACTCTTTACCAAATCTGCAATCTTTAGTGCCATGCGTAGACTCATCTCACGCAGACGAGTTTGGTTTGTATTCATAAACTCAATGATGTCATCTTGTGTACACTCTTCAAAATCATAGTCTGCAAACAACACGCCATCTTTGGCAATTTGTTTGATACGCAAAATTTTGTCGCGCATTGTGTCCAATGTCAAGTCAAGATAGTGACAACGACTTTGCAATGCATCCAAGTGATCACGCAATTTTTGCGATTTCATTTGATCAAACTTCAAATTGGTAATAAAAATTACACTGCCTTTGAATTCAAAACTGTCCGGAATACCTTCGTGTC